TCCATTACTTGCATATCTTGAGCAGATTGCTCAGCTTGCAGCATGATTTGCTGCTCCTCCTCAGGAGTCAGATCCGGCGTACCGTACAAGATCTCTTGCATTGGATCTGTCATTTTTTATAATCGTTAGGGTACCAAACAGTAGCTATTCTTCATTCATCGTTGTAATGGGTTGTAGCCAATTACGGCATTAGCTTCTGCAGACCAGCGTGCTTCTGCTTCTTCATTATATGGAAGATCAATAGAAGGTGCTACATCAATAGCGTAACCTCCACCATGTGCTCCAGAATCACCAGGCCTAATATAAGATGTTACTCGATAACCTTTGGATTCATACAACTTTTTAGCAGCTGCAGCTTGCTCTTTAGTTGCAAATTCGTAGTGGTTATGATAAGCTTGTCCACCATGACCAATTGGATCATAAATAACAGAACCAGTGTTCATGCCTTGGATAGCAGGGTCACCACTAACGTACTGCCGAACAACAAAGCTATTACGCATTGTACCACGGCTTTGAAGTGCTGACACATCACCGTACTTAGCACGTGCTTTCTCAAACCTTTCGTATAGTCCAGCAGCATAACCAGCTTGTGCAGTATCAGGACGACCAGCAGCTACCCAATTGGCAAAGCCAGTCTCACCCATGTTCCATGCATAGATAATGTCTCTCCAATTAGAATAATTACCTGCAAGTCTTGCAAGTTCTTGAGCACCAGTATTAAGATTATAAGCAGGATCTTGAAGCTGTTGTTCAGAGCCAAAGTAAGCTTGATTCAATTGCATCAAACCTACACCAGCTGCAGACCCTCCCATGGAAAAAGCGTTAGTGTCCCAGCTACCATTTTCAGCCTCAGCAAATGCTGCCACATAGATTGGATTGATGTTTGCATTTTGAGCAGCTTGAACGACAAGAGAACCATAACCTTTAGGTACCAAGGTGGGATTAAAGGAACGAGTAGAAATCATGGCTCGGGTAGAGGTTTGTGGAGTCTGATAACTATCAAGCATCCGCTTCAGTGCTGGATTAACAGTATTGGAAAAACTCATGGTAGACTCAGGAAGTTGTAGTGCTTCCATACCTGCAGCCAATCGTTGACGATTAATTACAGCAAGTGGATCAATACCAAACAACTGACCGACATATGCAGCCATAGGATCCATCTTGTATCCAGGCTTCATCATGTCTTCCTGTTGTTGGTTGAGTTCAGAAATAGTGAAGATAGAACCGTTACTGTCCAAAGTCTTACTACCAAGTCTTGCAATACTAGATTCAACCCAGTTCCTACGAGCTGCTGATTGACCAGCACTGGACATGGATTTAAGGTTCTGAAACTCAGAATAACTACCAAGACTAAATGTTTTAGAGTTAGCTATTTCTTGTGCAAACTCTTGCTGAACAAATGATAGAGCATTGGCTACAGCATTAGGGTCACCACCAGTTTTAAGCTCAGCATATTTAGTTAAAAATTTATTCTGAAGCTGCTGCTCTTTTAGAGGTACAGTCCAGTCGTAAAGACCAGCTATTTTAGTTTGAATCTGAGCAGGAGATCTGACAAGGTTTTTAATGGCTTCCATTTGAGGTTTGAAGTCATCATTCTCCTTACGATCAGCAGATGTCTGCTTAGCTAATGTTCGGAATGGTTGCGTAACGGAGTTAGGTAGGCCAAGCATATCTAACCGTTCTTCAGTCAAAAGACCACGGTCTGCAAGGTCTTGGAGTTCCTTAGTCTTTTGAATACGAAACCTAGCATTGCTGGTATTGTTACGCTTATAGTTCTCCAGCATTGCACTATCATAGCCTGGAGCAATTTCATCTAGCCTTGCTTCAATTGCATCAATGTCAGCATCTGTAGCATCAATCCCTTGGTTTTTCATTTCATCCAAAAGAGTGCGTGCTGTCATCTCACGATCCATGAGACGTTCAGTCTGTTCTTGATTAAACTCACGAATGACTCTAGCACGACCTTGGTAGAATGCGTCATTAACTGCTCTGAATGCTTCAGTACCACCTTGCAGCTCAGCAAAAGACATCTCCTTACCATTGAAGTTGATGTTTGATGTAATTAGATCTTGCCAGATAGATTGGTAGTACTCACGCTTATCAGATTCAGCACCTCTAGCAATAACACGATACACATCAGAAAGATACGCAGACCTTTGCGCTCCTCTTAAGTTATTAAGGGTAGCAAGAACAGGTTGAGCACCACCTTTCAGTGTTTCACGAATACTAGTGTCAATAGCTTCTTGTGCAGCATTCTTAGCATTCTGCCGATATTGGGCATTACTAGATTGCAGTAAGGAGTTTTGAAGAGCTTTAACAGTAGGATTTGTCTTAGCTGCTAGTACTGTGGTACTTAGTTGTGTAGGATTTTCTTGGTCGTACTGCCTACGCAGTTGATTAAAAACAAGATTAAACTTATTAGGATCCCTACCTTCAGTCGAAGCAAGGGTAGCAGTTTCACCGTTACCAATGTTGACTGGAGTATCGTAGTTAGATTGAATGTAGGCAGCTTGTTCAAAACCACGTTGCTCAGCTAGAGCTGTTGATTCATTCCAGTATTTAGCATTACTGTTCTGAACAAGGAATCGTACTTGTTGAATAGATGCTCCAGTCCTATCAACAATGCTACGTATAGCATCGTTTTCAAAGTAAGTTTGATCGTTAAAGTTTTTGTCAAGCTTAGCTAGTTCCAACATTTCTTTGGAACTAATACCTGTAGCATAAATAGTATCATTTACAGCTTGCTTCTTACCATCCTCAATCTTTTTCTGAATAGCACTAACTGTTTGGAAGGCAGCTTGAGAAAAAGTAGCAAGAGCGTTGAGTGTATTAAGCTCTTGTTTTGCTGCTGTTTGGGCATTGGCAATGGTAGCATTGTAGTTACCCATGACTTGGTTTTGAATCGCATCAAGATTGCGAGTCTCCATGTCGAAGATCTGCTGACGATTCTTAAACTCTAATTCATTGTTAACTTGAATAGCATTACCAATGCGTTCACGTTGTGAGATGTTATATTGAGCAGCCTGCTGCAGATAGTTGGACTGTTGCTGTGCTTTCTCCTCAACCATCCTTGCTACATCTGGAGCTTGAATCGGTTTGAAACCTCCCGGAGAAGCGTATGATTTAAAAGATGCCATAGTTATTAAAAATAATTACCATCAATACTGCTTCCTTGAAGCTGCTGAACAGCACCACCATAGTTAGTGCTTGCATTACCTCCTACAGCAAGAGAAGACGAACTACCACCACCTGAAGGTTTCTTACCTGAAGCTTTAATGCTACCTAATACACTTTTACTAGCAGCTTGAAGACCAGCCAGGAATGGGTTAGTTGTTTGAGCTTTAACTTCTGTAACCTTCGGCAGAGGAATCCACTTGGCAGGTTTCTGTAGGGTCGGAAGCGGTAGAGGTCTAGGAGCAGGCAGAGCAGGTGGGATAGCAGGTTCCAAACCAATACTAGTAATAGCGCTGAGGTCAGCTTGAAACTTCTGCAACAAGGTATCACGACGGATAGCTTGAGCTTGCATATCAAGACTCAACCTAGAAGCAGCAAGCTGTGCTTTAGACAGGTAGAACGTATCATTGAGTTGCTCAAGTTTAGTTCCAATTTGTGCTGAGGTAAGACCAAAGTTCTGTTCAGCATTCATCACGTTTTGAATAATCTGTGATGTAGCAAGACCAGTTTCTGCAATAGAAGCTGCTGCCATCTTTTCAGCAGTAACACCAGCAGCACTACCTGCAATGGCTTGACCAGCTGCTTTCAATCCTTGGACATATGCTTGCTGTTGTTGAATCTGACCACTAGCCAATGTCTGTTGTCGTGCAACATCAGCTGCTGCAAAGTCTAGTTGAAGACCACGTTGAGCATACTGATACTCCATCATTGTAGACTTCTCTTGGAAATCTAGTTGGAGATTCTGTTCTTGTTCCCAACGTGCAGTATCCTGCATGGAGAAATCAAGAGATAGATTATTAAAATCTAGTTGCTGTATAGCTGTCTTTTGGCGAAGCTCATAAGCTCGTTGTTCCTGAGCATAATTAAATGCATTGATACCCATTTGGTATCGCCAGGAATCCATAGCAGTCTGATCCCTGTAGGCATACTCTTCACGAATATTACCTTTTTGAATCTTGATACCGTCCTTTAGGAACTGACGATCACGTCTTCCCATTTCGTTCTGGTATCCTCTAACTTGCTTTGCTGCAGCAGTAGCAGCCTTAGCTTGCTCTTCAGCAGCTTTATTCTGTGCATCTGCACCTAATGCTCCAAAAGTAAAGTTGACAGCTGCATCGGCTATTTGTGCCCATACCATATCTAAGCCCTCCTAATATAACGTGTAGAATAATTACCTTCCCACGTCATATTTGTCAATGTTACAGGGAAAGGTGATGTACTTTTTAGTTTAAGTTGATAGTTAGTATTACGTTGATGAATAGGCACGGTAAACACAGTATCTTTATTTAGAGGAACACTATTAGCTATATAGTAATCAGCTTGAATCACTGGTTGTACAAGGTTCCACTCCGTTGCACCGTATCTCTTAAGATAAAACTCAAGGAAACCACTAAGACCAACATTAAACTTCATACGTGCAATGGTTAGGATTGCACTCCAATCAATTGATTGACCTTGATTAAAGTAATAAGTTGGAAACTCTACTTCATAGTCAAAGACATATCCCACAACAAGTTGGGATTCAATGTTAGGGTTATCAGTACCATCATCGTTCTTTGTGATATCACCTTGCACTGACCAATCGGTTTCATCAATTTCATAAATCACACCAGCATTAAGCAAGTTAGACCCAGCACTTGTGATGAACAATTTAGGTAGGTCACTAAGTTTTAGAGGTGCAGAAACACTAACTTCTGGAATTCGTACAGCAACAGCACGTTTACCAGAAATATGTGGGTAAGCTGCAGGGAGAGTTGACTTATTAGTAAGAGAGTCGTAGGTAATAGTACCGTACTGAACAGGTACATAGGTAAAATCTAGTCGTGCATTACTAACAGTGATGTTAGTTACATCTGGTTGACCTTCTGGGAACCGTTGCGCAAGAGGATACGGATCTTGTACAAGACTAATAATAGACAGGTTATAACGATCTTCAGACTCAGTAACAAGTACCAAGATATTCTGAATGATTTCCATAAACTGAACAGAACCAACTACTTGCCATTTAAACCAAGCCTGCATCAACTGTTCTTCACCGTTGCTGTAGAACTTGTACATATAAATGGACTCATTAGCTGAACTGTAAACAGCCATCAACGAGTTTTGTGGATCAGTAGTTAGTTTGTTAATATCATTAGGGATATAACCAGTTACAATCTGACTGATTTCTGAGGTATTTGGTGTTTCATTACCACCTCTTGGTTGCATACCAAACACCTTACCATTGATAGGTGTTCGAGAAATGAATGAAACATATGGACCTACGTCACGAATAGGTACGTCTGGAGCATTCTCATACTGACCAATGGTACGTATTACCGAATCAAACGGAGTAAGGTTACCATTCTCAGAGTACAGCAGGAACTGTTCAAACTGAGTGAACAGAATCAAACCTTGAGGTTTGGCAATAGCAGAGTGCAGAGTACCGACACGGAAGCTAGGAACGTCTACATCAATAGGGTCAGCAGCTGTAATAGTTTGAGCACTGGTATAGAAGAAGCTAGATAAGTCTTTTGCTGTACTCAGTACAATTGAATCAGATCCAAGGAATGCAAGACGATTACTATTCAGTACGCCATACTTAATTTGCTTACCAACAAAGGAAGGTACTGGATTACCAAAATCATTACCTGTAGCACGTGGTGCCCAATCTTCAGAACTAATAGTAAAGGTATTCTTAGCAGTATTGGTAAGTTTATAGGGCATTGTAGTGGCTAGAAAACCAGCACTAGCCAGAAGATAGTCACCAGGATTATCTTCATCTTCATCCCAACCTAAATCTTCCTGCCAATAACCAGTACCAGCATCAGTTGAAGAATTAGCAACACCAATGAACTTAACAAAGTAAGAGTTACGATCATCAATAGAGTTAATGATTTTAACCCTACGACCATCGACAGTAGAAGCAGCAAGGCGTGAAGGTGTTGTTACTTCATCCTGATAGGAGGTCAAAGCAAGACCGCTGTCACCACCTTTAACTTCAAGAGTAAAAGCAGTAGCTTTGGTGATTTCCATTGAACTGCCATAGACAGTCACAGTAAAGCCAAGATTTGCTGCAACAATATCGTCTTTAATTTGCGTAAGGATATGTTCAGCTGTATCACTAGAACTAGCAGTATGGACATAGTCATTACCATCCAAAAAGACAGTATAGTCACCTTGACCAAGTTCTGCAATAATAACTGTACCGCGTACACCTAACTCATAGCTAGTTTTAGGCTGCATTTCTACAGTCTTTCCCTTATTAATCAGATATGTCTGATCAAGGTACGTGACTTTTTCAATGGTTTCTGCAGAGTTAGAAGATGTCAGATATGAGATGACATCAGCATCAGTTTTACCAGTTACAGTACATTCAGTGTAGGTAAAAGTATTACCAACCAACGTAGGAATGATATTCCAAATCCTAATATCACCAGCGTTAGTAATTACACCAAGGTAGCTTTCATCATTATCACGGTTAATGGAAAACCAAAAACCATCATCAAATAGATTAGTTATACCGTTAAAGTCTTCAAGTTCATACAAGAACTGATTACCATTTCTTTTAATAAGACCGAATGCTGGATCAGGAAAAGCATTAATAATCTCAGTTAACTGACCAGGACTTTTCTTTGTATCTTGTTGACGACTAACACCACCAAGAAATGTAGGTATTTGTTGAGTAACTACTGCCATCAGTACCTCTGCAAAGTTTTAAATGGTTGATAGCTTTGATAAGCAGTGCCTTCCCTAGGAGCACCAAAGAAACTGTAGTCTCCTTGATTACATTCATACTCAAGAGCCATAGCTCGTGTATATGCTTCCTTCTGTTGAAGGATTTGATATTGGGTAGGATCACCAATGATTCGACTGGCAAAGATAGAAGCAGCACGTGCTGTGATGTAATCTTGAACAGCAGCAGGGAGGTCAGTCCATGGACGCCACCACAAGATATCACAATAGATAGGATCGTCCCAAGTATCAGTCTTATTAATCTTGTCGTACAGTCGATCATTACGACGTACTACATCCCGATAAGCATAAGCAGTAGCATACTTAGGATTATTAGATAGGTCTACCTGAAGAGCATTGAGTGGATAGTTAATATACTTAGTGGTAGAATCAGGATTCAAAAGGTAATCGTATTCTTTGTTAAAAGACCAGCCTTCTGCCTGCACTTCCCGTGATACCTCTTGGAGAGTATCATAAGCAATCGCAATGTCCGGATTGGTTACTACAGTTACAGTTTGACCATTACCATGAGTCAGGGTCTCGGTATCAAGGGTGGTGACAGGCGCTTGACCAACTGACGCCAAAATTTGGTTGATAGCTTGTAGCTCAGTTTTAGAGCCAGTTGAAGGATAGGGCATAACAATATGTTACATATTAGTTAAAAAAAAGGGAGAGCCGTGAAGCCCTCCCCAAAGAGTGAATTAATCAGGCAGCAACGCGAGTTGCATCCAGTGCAGGAGTATCAGACTCCACACCAGAGTAAGCAAAGCGCATACCTTGAG